ATGTTTATGGTTTAGATTTTGTTGGAAATAACGCAGATAACGGGTGGGGGCAAATTGCCACCTATGCCAGTGGGTACTTGTATTGGGGTGTGTCAGCAACTAACGGGGCTTACACAGAGCGTATGCGGCTCACAGCGACCGGGTTAGGCATCGGCACTAGCAGCCCGGGGCAAAAACTGGAAGTCGCAGGAACAATTAAATCCACGGCTGCGAACGGTCTGTTGCTGCAAAACTCAACGTCCACAGGTGCGAATTACATTCGCATGGTTGATAGCGTTCAGAGTTCTTATTTTGGTCAGGAAGATTCGGCAGGTTCAACCTTTGGACTGACGGCGTACTCCACGATCATCTACGGCAACGCTGCCTATCCAATGATTTTTGCGACCAACGGCGCAGAGCGTGCAAGAATCACGGCGGGTGGGGATTTGCTAGTTGGGACAACGACTAGTACATCAAGATTTGTTTCTTACCGAGGCGATGCTGGTTTTAATGGTTTCTTTGATAGTCCAAGCGGCGCTGGCAGTGGTGTATACGCAATTGGTACAAGCCTAGCATCAACGTCTAACAATGCAAATTGCGCGCATTTACGTTGTACGACTCAAGGTGTTGCTACATGGGAACTTCAAGGTAACGGTACGTCTACGTTTTCGTCCGATGAACGCCTTAAAAAGAACATCCAAACAGCACGAAACGGCTATCTTGACGATGTAGAAAAACTCAGGGTTGTCAAATACAACTGGCGCACTGATGATGATTTAACAGCAAAAGAACTAGGTTTAATTGCTCAAGAAGTAGAGCAGGTTTTTCCCGGCTTGGTTGTTGAGGACAGCGTTCCGCTTGGCGATGTTCAAAACCCAAAGGCTATTAAAACTAGTGTTTTGCCGTATATTTTGCTCAAAGCCATCCAAGAACTGAGCGCCAAGAACGATGCCCTTGAAGCCCGACTCGCCGCATTGGAGGCTAAATAATGCCAGTCAACGAAAGTAAGCGACTTGCCAAGGAGCAGGGGCTTAACAAGTTTGACGGCAAACCATGCTCGGTATGCGGCGGGACTCTCCGCTATACGGTGAATAGTTCTTGTGTGCCATGTTCGGCAGTCCAAAACAAAAAGTGGATGACAGATAACTTTAGTGTTCGCAAAAAATATGAGCGAAACTACAGAATTAATAACAAGGACAAGATTGACGCTTGGTTAAAGTCTGAAAGCGGCATTGCCACTAGGAGGCGAACATCGCGCAAAGGCATTGCTAAGGGAAAATCATCATGGATAACAATGATGGGGCGGATGCGAAAGTGGGGTCGCATCGTTAAGTGGGATGAAGAATTAACCGACTTTGCTTGCCGCGAGGCTCACGAATTGGCACGGATGAGAGACAGGGATACAGGGATCAAATGGAGCGTTGACCATATCGTGCCGTTAAAGGGCAAAAAGGTTACAGGGCTGCATACATGGAACAACTTACAGGTTATTCCGTTGCAGAATAATAGGATTAAACACGCGCAGTTTGAGGTTTAAAATGGCTATTAATTACGTTTGGTCTGTCAGCAAAATGGACTGTCTGCCTAATGTGGACGGTCATCAAGATTATGTGATTGTCTGCCACTGGTCTTGCTCCGGCGCAGACGGCGAGTATTCCGGCAGCGTGTACAGCACTTGCTCGCTTCCCGTCGTGGAGGGTGCGTCGTTTGTGCCTTACGCTGACCTGACGCTTGATACCGTCCTCGGATGGATTTGGGCAAACGGCGTAGACAAGGACGCGACAGAGGCGGCGGTGGCGCAGCAGATTGAGAACCAGATCAACCCGCCGGTGGTTTCGCCGCCGATTCCATGGAGCGTTTAATGGAACCCGTCAAACTAGAAATGACCCTTGAAGAAGCGGTCGCTATTGTCAATCTGCTCGGCTCACTGCCCACGGCTCAAGGCGGCTATCCGCTCTGGGCGAAGTTGAAGGAGCAGGTGGAGCCGTTGCTGCCGAAGCCGGAAGCAAGCGAGGGCTGACATGGATGTCCAGATCCTGTTCAACATTGTTGTTGGCATAGCGGGCCTTTTTGGTGGCTGGATACTGAATAACATCAGTCAGTCGATTCGCATACTGGACAAGGACGTTCGCAATATGCCTTTGACTTATGTAACGCAGATTCATTATCAGCGAGACATTGAGGATATTAAGGGCATGTTGGGCAGGATCTTCGACAAGCTTGATGAAAAGGCAGATAAGTAATGGAGATGGGGGTTATTGAAATCCTCATTAAAGCATGGCCAATATTGTTAGCCATCATTACGCTCATCATTGTTCTGGCAAAGCTAGATCTTCGCGTTGCAGTGCTGGAAGAAAAGATGAAGACCTTGTTTGACTTGTTTAACAAAAGGGCAGACAAATGAATATGGAAGCCAAATTTCGCGGGGCTATTAAATCCCGCATGATGTGGGTCAATGCGCTGCTTGCAGTGCTGGGCGGTCTTGAGCTTGTCGGCTCCCATCTGACCACGCTGTACGGCACCGAAGTGGCTGCAACCATTCTGCTTGTTGGCGGTGTGACCAACATGGTGCTTCGCTCCATCACCACCTCGGCGCTTGAAGACAAATGATCCAAGCGCTGATCCCTACTCTTGCGCCGATTCTCGGTAAGGTCATTGGCAATCTGTTCCCCGACCCAGAGCAGAAAGCCAAGGCCGAAGCCGAGATGATGAAGGCCTTGCTCGCGCATCAAGCCGAGATAGAGGGGGCAGCGGCTAAGATCATTCAGACCGAAGCAGCTTCGCAGCATTGGCTGGCTGCTAACTGGCGACCGCTCACCATGTTGGTTTTTGTGTGCCTGATCGTCGCCCGATGGTTTGGGTGGGCAGCGCCGAACCTCTCGGAAGCCGAATACGTCAAACTCTGGAGCATCGTAGAATTTGGACTGGGCGGTTACGTGGTGGGTCGCAGCGTAGAGAAGATTGCGCCGTCTATTGCTGACGCCATGAGGAAGCGGTAATGGACTGGAAGTTTTACCCTAATTTCAAAGCAGAGGAGTTTAACTGCTCCCACTGCGGTGAGAACAAGATGACCCCGGAGTTCATGGGTAAACTCCAGTCATTGCGTAATTCCTATGGTAAGCCCATGCGGGTAACAAGCGGCTACCGTTGCCCGAAGCATCCAATAGAAGCCAAGAAACCGGCTCCCGGTGCGCATGCTTCAGGGTGTGCGTGTGACATAGGAGTAGAAGGAGATGATGCCCATAGACTTCTGAAGTTCGCCATGATCCTAGGATTTACAGGCATCGGCGTTCAGCAGAAGGGGTCTGGCCGGTTTATCCACTTGGATACGCTCACTACGGGAGTGCGGCCTACTGTTTGGTCCTATTGACTTTTTGCTACACTAGAGCCATTTAGTCTTGCCCGACTGGTAAGACGCGGGACTTAGGAGAGGTTTATGCCTGCGTCGATGACATTTACCAGTTTGCAGTCGGACATCCGCAACTACCTTGAACGCGGTGGCGCGACCGACCCTATCGTTTACGAGCAGATTCCCCGGCTGATTACGTTGGCCGAGCGGCGGATTGCCCGTGAACTAAAGATCCAAGGCTTCCAGACAGTGGTCAATACAACCCTGCAATCTGGGGTAGCGGTTTACCCGAAGCCGGATCGGTGGCGCGACACCATCAGCATCAACTACGGCACCGGCACTAATAACAACGTGCACACGCCTGTGTTTGCCCGATCTTACGAATACATCCGCTCTTACTGGCCGAATGAGACGACTACGGGTGGCCCGCAGTTTTACGCGGACTACGACTACAAGCATTGGATTTTTGCGCCGACCCCGGATGCTAACTATCCGCTGGAGGTGCTGTATTACGAACTGCCGCCGTTGCTGGATGACGCCAACCAGACGAACTGGCTGACCGAGTTTGCGCCGAACCTGTTGCTGTACGGAGCCTTGGTTGAGGCTACGCCATTTGTGAAGGACGACGAGCGCGTCCAGTTGTGGCAGTCCTACTATGACCGGTCGCTGGCGGCGCTTAATGGCGAGGATCTACAGAAGATTGTTGACCGGTCCACGAACCGGCGTGAGGCTTAACCATGACTACAACCTATACGCAGACGTTCGGTGGCACGACGATCTATCCGAGTGATGTCTCGTATCGCTATGTATCGTTAACGATTGATCAGGCGCTTGACTGGCCGTTGGAGTCGGCTCCGACTACGGATGTCGTTTCGGCCATCATGGACGTTAATCCGACGACGACCAGCCTTGTTATTACGATGCCGGATGCGACCGAGGCTTCGACTGGCGAAACGGTTTTGTTTAACAACGTCGGTGCCAGCACATTTACGGTTAAAGACTACGGCGGGACTCAGATTTGTGCGGTTCCGAGTGGCGCAACGTTCCAGATATATCTGACCAACAACAGCACGACGGCTGGCACTTGGCGCTCGTTCCAGTACGGAGCTTCAGCTTCGGCTAGTAATGCTTCTGCGCTGGCTGGTCTTGGCATCAAGGCGATTGCAACGACTCTCAACCAGTCGATGCCGGTCAGCACGTTCAACACAAACTACACCACCGGTAGTAGTGACCGAGCAAAAGTGCTCGTATGGAACGGTGGGGCAGGGACGCTCTCTTTAGGTTCAGCGCCGTCTGTAGGCTCGGACTGGTTCGTTAATGTTCGCAACAGTGGAACAGGCGATCTGGTCATTGATCCTAATAGCTCGGAGTTGATTAATGGAACGGCTACGCTGGTGTTGTCGCCCGG